ATGTCGATGCTGTCGACTCCATTCTCATCATCCCACATACGCCCGGTGATGAAGTCCGCGCCGCTCTTACCCGCAGGAGCTGTGAGTTGAGCGGTTGTGGCTTGGCCGCCCGCAGTAATGTTAGCGGACGCAGCAAGACGCACTGTGCCTGAACCTGCTGCGACTGCTGCCCAGTTCGCATCGGTAGGCTTGCGAAATTCGAGCCGGTATTTGTAGGGAGGAGGGTCGATGCTCTCCGCGTTGATGATCAGGCGAAGACGGATGTTAGTATCAAGAGGTAAGCTGATGCCGGTGTCTTGCGCGGCGTTCCAAGTTGCGGTAGTCTCTGACCCGTCGTCATTACGCCAGCGAAAGCCTTCCTGAGCTAGGCCACCGCCAACTTGGGCCGCATTAACGAGTAAAGGACTGAACGTCATGTAGCCTCCACACTGCAGTTACAGCAAGACTGCAGACTGATTACGTGTGTAACCAGTCCGCACAACGCATCTTTTGATGCCGTATTGCTTTACGCCAGTGTGAAGATTCCCAGCGCGTTCATCTGGACCGTCAGCGTATTCCCTTGGGTCAAGGTGAACTGCGCAGTCGTCAAGCGGGACCAGCAGAGCGCGTGCCCGGTCGAGGCGTTGATGGAGGTGCGCAGTACGCTGAACTTGATATTCGGGATGGTACCGCCGGTAGCCGTCCATATCGGGTCGTTCGCGTCGAACTTGTACGACGCCGCAGAGGCGCCTACCGTCCAAGCAAGCCCGGTCAAGGACTTACCGGCCGAGAGGTACCCATTACCTTGCGCGACTTCGTTGTTGACCGAAGAATGCAACGACAGCGTCGATGTCGAGGCATTCGACGCGCTCGTGTGCAGGTGGCCCTTGACGACGCCGGCACCGAGAACGATCGTTCCGTTACCGATCTTCTTCTTGGCCTTGTCGTATAGTGTCCATGCTGTTGCAGCCATGTGCTACTCCTTATGTTAGGTTGTCATACGGCCGGAGCCCGTGTTTCAGCCCCAGCCTCTTCGATATCAACGGCGTCAGCGCCAAATTTCAGGATGTTAGCAATCAGTCCGTCACCGTAAACGGCTATCTGCGTCTCGTCGTCCAGTAAGCGCATGACGGCAATGAACTCCTGGGCTTGCGATGCCATCCAGACGGTACAGCGAAACACGCGCGAACTGCCACGAATACTGACATTGATGGCTGTTTCCCCATCATTCTCAGGCTGGTCGTAAGCGTGGTGCGCATCACCTACTAAACATGAGTCGAAACCATAGACGTGGAACTTGCAGAGCCCAAGCATGCGGAATAACGGGAATATCCGTAGCATCGCAGTCGATCCGCCGGGGACTGGATACCAGTTGCCTTCACCGAGCTCCGCGTCGATCATCGCACAACTACGGGGATTGATCACGGAATGCCATAGTACAGTCCGCTCCTTTGGAGCGGCATCGAAGGTGTCGGGATGGCATTGGGAGGCAAGCATATACTTACAGCCGTCGATATGCGGCACAACGAACTTGGCGTTGAAGGCCCGAGCATCTGCAATAACCTGTGCAGAGGGCTTCAATCCACGATCAATGGCCTGCTGGTATGTCCCATTGATCGTCACTAAGGCCATACCCGCAGCACGTTTGGCAATGATGTCGTCCCAGTGATCGTTGAGCGACGGGCCTCCGCCTAAGACTATGACTTCCTTGTTTTGGCGTTCGTACGGCTTTGCCTGCTCAAGGCCGCGACGGCAGGCCATAATGATGTTACGCCGAATATCAACGTCGGTAGTGTTGAGAGCTCCCTTATTGACTAAGATCCTGGTGTCTGTCCAGCCGGTAACGTAGAATATGGCCGCCACGTCAACGGCAGCGCCGCTTGGGTTGACGCCTTGAGTCGCTTGGGACCAGTGAATTACGGCCCCCAGAGACGTCAGCTTCGCTAGCCACCAGGAAAAAGGTTTGACGGTGAGATGCAGAGGCTCGCCAATCTTAGCGCCCATCACATCGTCGACCAGACTGATCTGGAAGAATACGTGCTCCGCTGCATGCATGATATTAACAAGTACCCTGTCGACCTTGTCTTCAGGGATATGCTCCATCACATCACAGCAGTAACCGTACTTAGCTCCCAGAGGAATCGGCCGCTCGAGATCAGCCGCCTTAAAGGAGAGCGACTGAGGCTGAGAAACCAGCGCCTTCTGAACGTCTTCGTCAAGGCAATTCATGGCGAAGTCGAGCATTGTGACCTTCATGCGCCCGAGGAGCGCCAGCATCAAAGCTCCGCGCCCCGTACCGCATCCGAAGTCGATTATCGTGTCGCCAGGCTTTGGCTTGGCCTGCGTAATGAAGAGATCCGCTACGTTCTCCCCGGGCGAGAACTTGCGGTAGTCCGGAATGCTCCACATACGCTCATACTTCTTGCGTTCCGGGTTGACTATGGGCGCAAGAAGTACCGCCGGGGCGTGCCCTCTCATGCCTAGCTTCGTTATACTCATGGTAGTCTCCTATTAACTGGCCGAATGTGGCCGGGCTTGTTGTCTTCCGTTGCCTCCAGCGGGAGGATCCTCGTCGGCGTCTGGCTCAGTTACTGGAGCAGCTGTCGGGACGTATGCAGGTGGTAGAGTTCCTGTAGCCGCCTCAGGCAGTCCTAAGGTAACACGAACCTCTTCCAATGTCATCGTCGGGAAGCCGTATTGTGTCTGTCGGCTCAAATTCACCGCAGCACGGGCCGTTTGGGCCATTGTTTGAGACCTTTCCAGTGGATTCTGATGGAAAGCCTCCGGCCACTTAAATTCTACCGGTTTTGTCTGTTTTGGCAAAAGACCGATCTCCGTAAACCGGGCGATCATGGGCAGCAAGATGAAGGGCTCAGCAAAGGCCTTTCGGCGGCGCTGGATGTATTCGGACCAGTTTGCGCGATCTTGCTCGCTGGCTAACTGTCCCGCCTCAGCTCCCACAAGTATGCGCTGCGGGATGCCGGTAGTTGCAGATATCAGAGCCAGTAGCACTTCAAACACGCTCTTCGGGTCCGCGACCTCAGATCCTAGAGGTGTAATCGTAACGCCTCGAGTCCGTATGTAACGGCGAAGCTGGTGCTGGAATTCCTCCAATTCATCGGCAAGAGCCTTAGCGTCGGGCTCGGTAAGAGACATTTCCTTGTCGACATCGACTTGCATGCCGCGATTAGCGGTAAGCCAATAGGTTTCAGCGCTGCCCCCTGCAATCTTAAGCATGTCATCCAGGAGGTTGTAGATAGGTACCAGCCGAGGTTGCCCTGTCGTATCTCCTTGGAGCGGCCGGTCTACAATGTGGATGATGCGAGAATAGTGAACCCTGAATGTCCTCTCTGGCTCAGCTATCTTGAGGGCATAGATTGCAGGCTTGCCGAAGCGTGGGCTGGAGGTATCCAGATCCGAATTGGTGATTGTCGCGCCCCCGGCTCCGAAGGCCTGAAGGTACGGAACTCGATCTATCTTGAGTCCCGTGGGAGCGGCGGTGCCTAGTTCTCCTGGCATTCCGACCAGGACTGCTACGAACCTGTCGAAGCAGCATAGCCGATCGACTTGAGACAATAAGGCCCACAGCTTGTACTTGGCGACTATTTCCTCCCAGGCTGTCACGAACGATGAGTCGGCGACGAGTTTGGGCGGATTTGTCCAGGTTTCCTCCGCTGGATTATCGACAATCCGGGTAGTAATGTCTTGCCGTTCGTACTTCGCTAGTAGAGCCTCAGGCTCGACAGTAGTCGGGTATCCGTATACCGAATACAAGTCCCGCTTGCCGCCGAACATAAAACCGGCACGCATAGCCGAAAACAGCCGGCTGACGAGATTGCTGGATTGAGCCATGATTATCCTTGCTGACTACGTCCAAAGACGCAGCCAGTGACGAGTTTTATGCCTCGGGACTGATTTCCAGCTGTTAAAGTCGTAGGAGCGCGCCCCCAAGTAGGAACGAGAAGCTGAGATTGGTGTAGATGGTTGTATCCTCCCGCCGTTGCATCAACTGTGTCGTCGTGGGGAGGAGCAGGCCACTCTGTTAGCTCGTCCTCATGGGCTTTATTCCAAGAGGCTCTCAACCATACGACCCTACCGTGAGAGACGGCAGCAACATACGGATTTGCCTTGGCGATCTTGTTTCCGGCCGCAGAAGGACGAATTACTACGATAAACCCCCTCAAGACGCTGGTTGCGAAGTGTTCGGCCTGAGCCTTGCCGGCTGCACCCGGTTCCTGCTCAATTACAATAGGAACCGAAGCGCCGTCAGCTTCCGCCGTCTTGCGCACTAGGGTCTCAACTTGTGCCGGTTTTAGCTGATCCCGCACCATATCCCCGATATACGTCGTCGCCAAGGTAGAACCTGGCTCACCGTCTGTACCAACCAGTGAACCTACTGTCCAATCCGACTTCCTTGTCTTGGTAGCAGCGAAGTCCCAGCTTCGAACCCAGCGTACGAGCTGCGCATTTGGGATAGAATCGACCTTCCGAATCATACTCACATCGCAGGTATTGTCCTCCGCCTTCTGAGGATTCTGCTGGTACATGGAGTTGAAGAGGTACGTACCAATGAAGCTCTTGATTGCCAGGAGACGCTTTTCATCGTAGCGCTCCGGCCAAAGCGCTTGACCCTCCGTACGGCCTAGAGGGTCGCCCTCAGCCTCGGCCAGCGCCGGAAGGCGCAAACGGCGCCAAACGCCGGGTTCCGCCTTGATAATGTGCCCGATTAGGTCGTTTATGCCCCATCTTGTCGCAAGAACGATGACGGAGGCGCCGGGCTCGAGACGAGTGTATGCAGTCGACCGAAACCAGTCCCAGGTGGCTGCATTCGTGACTTCCGACATGGCTTCGGTGAAGTTCTTGACATAGTCGTCAACCAGCAGTAGGTTAGCGCCAAATCCCGTAATTGCGCCGCCAATACCAACAGACATCATCCCACCGCCCTGGGAAGTCTGGAAAACGTCCGTTCGTTGGACGTCCTCTCGTATCTTAGCGCGCAGGAAGCCGCCATCGTCCTCAATAAACGCATCCCTCACACGCCGGCCGAACCGGGTCGACAAGTCGCTGGCGTAGGTTGTGAGGATGACGTTCTGCTCCGGAAACTTGTCCAGGAACCAAATTGGGGTGTGTACGGAGATCAGTTCGCTCTTGCCGGAGCGAGGGTGGATTTCTATGATGATCCGAGCATTGCCCTTACTGATCTCATGAGCCACTTCACTGGCAATATACAGCAGGTGGCGAGCAGGTTTCCACCTTCCCTGCGTCCTATAGTAGGCCATTGTCGCCGGAGTCAGGCGTAGAGCGTCCTGATAATCCTGAGTCCGAGTGTCCAGAAGGTTGGACAAGTCGAGATGGGTCTCGACCTCGGCGAGATGTGTATCTTGGTCAACCATCACCGATCACCCCGTTCTGGATGAAGCCGTGGTAGTGCTTGATATGATATTCGTCGTCGTCATAATTGACGGACGGACTCACTGTGATTAGCGGAGGCTCCCCTGATACTGTCCATCCATCGTAGTGCCCCTTCGGCTGGTACGCTTCCTTGCATTTGCACGCTTTGCGACTCTGGCCGCATTTTGTGCAGGTGCTAGAGTAGCACTGCCCGTCTACCGTGAAATACAACTTCCCACTCGGAGAGGCTTTGTCGGGTAGCGCTAGAACTAACGGTGCCCGTCCTGAGTTGTGGGCGAAGTAATGCGCTGTCAGATTCAGGTTCTTCAAGCGTTCCGGGTCGAGACAGGGCTTTCCTTGGTAGTGGTAGAAGGCTAGGTCGCCCACGATGAACTTATCAAAGTCCAGCGTACCATCATAAGGCCGACTCTCTGCGTTCGATGCATGAAGGGGTGGGGATGCGAGGAAGCGAATCGGCCACGTCATTTGATCAGATCCCCATGGAATTCGACGTCTTCCGGCACAACATCGATGATTGCATTCTGATTCGGGCCTAGAGCGCTGTTTTGGCTGTCCGGACCATACTTTACGGTCGTTACCTTGATCACCAACTCCTGGAACTGCCGAGCGGTCAAGGGGTCTTCGAGCAGCTTGTCGACGGCGCGCTTGCCTCCAGAGGCGAGGGCAGCCTGCGCTTTGTGTCCTTGCGTCCCCTCTTTCGACAGGATCTGCCTGAAGATGGCCTCGAACTGGGTCGCCTCGGGTGTATCCTTGGTCGAAAGAGGTCCAGCAGCAGGGAGTCCTGCACTGACTCGTTGGATCCCTACTAGGGTCTTGAGGGCCTCGATCGCAAGCTTCGGCGTCATGTCCGCCACAAACTTAGGGGACTCGAGGAAGACCTGGAGGTTCTTGAGTAGGCGTTCGCTAAGGACGTAGTGGTGTTCCTCCGTCTGCATCGCGCGTTGTACGCGGATATGACGGTAAGCCGCCTCTTTGAATAGATCATAGGCGCGCGAACGGGCCTTCCAGTAGTATAAGGCGGCGTATTCGGTGAGCTGCAGTAGTAGATCAGCTTGGGTAGCCTGGCGGCCCATCTGTAAGCCCAGGAGCCGGGCGAGCTCCTGGTTCTGGGCAACCAGTGTCAGCTCGCGAGGTCCAGATTGGGCCAATTCAAGGTAGATCTGGAAAGCGCCGAAAGCGAGTCCAGGCTCGAACTCGAGACGGTGCCAGAAGGGGTCTCCTGTGGGCAAGGTGGGGTAACCGTGTTCATAGCTGAGCTCGACGAAGGCGCTCGAGAGGTTTTGGAGTTCGTTCGCGGTGCCCTGAGCAGCGTCCCCGCCCAACATGTCCGTCCGGTAGAAGCCGACGGGCAGTCCTTCAGCTGTGTAAGGCAGCTTCTGGGTGGCCTTTCGGATCAACTGTGCGCGGGCGCTCAGCCCTTCGATAGGGATCGATGAGAAGGGAGGCGGTAGCATGCGAGCGTCGGTAGTCTCTTGCATGTGCATAATTCTATTATAGTACAAGGTCTTCGGACTCTACAACGGGAATATCATGGTCAATGCCTGAGGGTTTGTAGAATTTTGGTAGGATTTTTTGGGGATTGGCTAGGCACACAACCTTTTGGCAATTTTGCTTAGGTTGGTTGAGGTCCTGATGACGAAAAAGTGTTAAGAATCAATCCTTTACCGAAAATTACTCACACGTTGCATTACACAAGTAACTGAATTATACTCTAATCATGATCATATTTCATGATCATTATGATCTAAACGATCATAAAACACTACTAGTGAGGCTATCATGACTACAGCAACTACTAAGAAGACGTTTCCTGACTTTGATCGTATAACATTCCTGAAGCAGCACGGCACGAAATCAGCAGCGATCAGAAAGCTGAGCGCTGACGGCAAGTCGAGAGGCGACATCGCGAAGATGCTCGACATTCGATATCAACACGTCAGGAATGTCTTGATCACACCGATCAAGAAGCAGCAAGTTCGATAGCAACACGACGTACGTACGACAGAACATCGTCGTACGTACGTCTTCACCACAGGAGATGACATGAACACGACCATCATCGTTGTTGCGGTACTCTCGGTCACAGCTGCGATCGAGCTGGCCCTCTACTCCATTCTCGTCGGTAGGAGGCCCAAGCGGCGTAGGCTGTTCAGGTAGGACTAGAGGGGGACCTACACTAGGGCCCCCTCTTACCCATCTTTCGGGGACTAGTCAGGTCAGGTCCTATGGACTAGTCTGGGCATTAGACTAGACTAGGACCAGACTAGTCCTTTCTTGTTCGAGGAAGGGACCAGACTAGTCTATATCTGTGCGTCCTAAGATTAGCCCGTGCATGACTAGTAAAACCATATAGTCGGACTCTTGTGACCACTATAGGGACCGAGATATAATAAATCATACCACAATTATGTGGTACGTACAGGAGGTGACACATGTTAACGATTAGTCAGATTCAGGAAAGGTTCAGCGAAGTGGTCCAAGGCGAGTCCGAGGCCTTCTTAAAGATGGCGGACGCGGACGTGCTCTTGGCAGGAGACAATCTCGAGACCATCGTCGAGAACCTGCTCGTGGAATTCGCCGACAGTATCAAACAGGCCTACAGATAACCCGAAACCCACCT